GATCTCTTTGAGCAGCCCCTCGCCGTCGAGCACGAACGTCGAGGTGTTGCCGTAGGTCTTGATGCCCGCCGGCTTCTTTTTGAAGATCGTCTCGGCGATCTCGTCGTCATCGCCGCCGAGCACCGTCACCCGGAAGCTGTGCGGCGGCAGCCCCTCGCCGTCGACGACATCCGTGTCGTTCTCGCGGACCTTGCAGAACGTCACCCCGTCGAGCTGCGCGACCGAGTCTCGGATCGCCTGCACGCTCGCCGAGCCCTTGCCCATGAGCTGCTCGCGATGCCTCGCCCTGTACGCAGCGTCGCTCTCCGCGTTGCTGCCGAGCGTGGCGTCGGCCGTGCTGGTGACGCCCACCCACCCGGCGATCTGCGTCTCGATCACGTTGACGGTGCCGGCGAGGGCCTCGCGCGGCCCCTGCAACTCCGCGAGCGCCGTCACCCGCTTGGCCTGGAACGCGTCGGTGTCGGCAGCGCCGGTCTGCGTCGCCGTCAGCACGAACGGCCCGAGGCCGTTGTCTTCGACGACGACGAGCCAGAACCCGTCTGCGTCGTCGTCGGGCGGCACCACAGCCGTCACCTGCTGCCCGCCGGCAATGATCGCGTCGCGGACCCCCTCGGCGATCTCGCGGGCGCCGTCGCCGGGCTGCGCGACGTAGCTCCACGGCTGCCCGGCGATCTCGACGCCGTAGCTGTCGCCGGTCGACGCGTTCTTGATGCGCACGACGTAGCCCTGATTGCCCGTCAGCGTGATCGCGTCGGTGGTGATGTAGCGATCCTTGACCGTCTCGACCGAGACCAGCGAGCCGCCGCCGATCAGCGTCGCCTCGTCGCCGTAGGCGACGATCTCGACCTGCGACGATGAGGCCGGGATCCGCGGGAAGGCGAACAGCGCGAGCTCTTTCTCGAGCGCGACCCCGCGGGCGCCGGTGAACCATCCGGCGTTGGCAGCTCCGGCCCCGCCCTCGAACAGCACGACCGCGAGCCGCGTGGCGAAGTCGATGATCTTGCCGTTCGGGGTCGTCGCCCCGATCGGCGAGTTCTGCCCAAAGATCTCTTTCCACTCGAGCCGCAGCCAGGCGCGGATCGGCTCGGCGGTCGGTGCCGCGTATCCTTCGGCGGTGAGGCCGTAGGCCGGTGGTGTCGCCATGGGTTCAGCCTCCGATCGTGATCGGCGCGAGTTCCTCGCGGATCAGGTTGCGCTCGGCCTCGACGCTCGCGGTGTAGGAGCCCGTGACCTCGATCTTGTTCGGCGTCAGCGACGCGATCGTGAGGGCCGCGTCGAGGACGCCCGGGGTGCCGAGGGCGACGCGGCGCAGTTCGCCGAGCACGTCGTTCGGATCCTCGGCCGGGAACACCAGATCGGCATAGTCCACGCCCTCGTCGACGTTGAAGAACACCTCGCCCCGCCACAGCCGCAGGCGGATCTCGAGGTGCTGCCTGATCTCCTCGGCGCCGTCGACCATCTGCACGAGGCCGTCGACGACCTCGAGGTCGGGGTTGCCGTCTCCGTTCGGTTTGATCGACAGCATCATTCGATCACCACCTTTCCCGAGGCGCCGCTGATCGTCCCGATCGTCATGTTCGGCACCGGCGCAGCGAACGGCACCGCGGCCGACAGGTTCGTCAGGTAGGTCATCAACGCGCCCGACATCACGACCGGGTCGTCGAGCCGCGCTGCGCCCTTGAGCGCGCCCTTGCCGATCTTGATCTTCGCGCCGACCCCGGCGACTTCGAGCTCGAGCACGAGGGTGTTGCGGTTGATCTTCAGGTAGAGGCTCTTGCCGGCGTGGCCGAGATAGATCTCGCCCGCGGCGGCAGCGAGCGCCTTTTTGAAGGCGAACGGCAGCGACACCGCGAGGCCGCGGTCGTGCACGCGTGGCGTCGCCGGGTCGCTGATCTTGCCGCTCTTGAGAAAGTTCGCGTGGTCCGACTCGAGGGGCAGCGACAGCACCGCGTCGTTCGCGTCGGCGCACATCGACAGCTCGAACCCTCCGGTGCCGAACACCAGCACGGGGGCGTCGGGCGTCGGACCCGCGACGACGGTCTCGCCGTTCGCCGCGCGGACCTTGACGACCGGCTGCGCCGTCGCCTTGGTGAAGTTCGGCGCGACCTTGGTCAGCAGCGCGAGCGCAGCTCCGCGGACGCGCTCGAGCACCCTGTTCTCGACGCGGCGGAGCTGGTCGAGCTGCGTCTCGCTGCCGCTCATAGCCCGAGCCCCAGGGGGTCGATCGCGCGGAACTCGACCGTCGTGGTGAAGCCGCCCTCGTGCGTGTCGCCGCTGTAGTAGACCCCCTGCGCCACCCACTCGCCGGGGAACTTGCGGCTGTCGACCGTCACCTTGCCGGCCGGACGCGCGTTCTGATTCAAAGGGAATGTCCCTCGGAACAGGCCGCCGCCGGCGTCCTGTATGTCCCCGATCGGGCGGCCGAGGTCGACCGGCGCGCCGAGCACGTAGCCGTCGGGCTCGAGCAGATAAAAGTCGCCCTGGTCGATGACCCACTTCACGTTCGAGAGCTGCAGCAGCAGCGCGAGGTCGGCCCACGCGCTCTGCCCGCTCGGGCTGTAGGACCAGGCGATCGTGCTCGACGTCGAGTACGGCTTCGCCGCCTCGCGCTGGCCCGCGGCGAGGATCCGCTGCCAGCTCTCCTCGGTCACGTTGCCGACGCCGACGCCGAGCAGCCGCAGCAGATGCCGGACGATCGTCAGCGTCGCGGTCCCCTCGTTGAACGACTTGTTCGCGACGCCCTTCGAGGCGCCGAGCGAGCCGTCCCCCGCCGACAGCGTCGTGACCCACGTCGTCCGGTCAGCCCGGCGACTCTCCGGGATCAGCACCGTCCCCTCGAAGATCTGGCCGACCTTGCCGTCGTAGCCGGCGCGCAGGTAGACGTAGCCGTAGCCGTACTTGTGGCTGGCCTGGAGCTGATTCGCCGGCAGCTCCGCCCCCGGCGGCGGCTCGGCCTTCGCCACGACCGCGTCGGGCCCGTCGTAGCCCCGGTCGGCGTCGCTCGCCAAGAGCTGCGCCAGCGACCAGCTCGACGGCGTCGGCGCGAGGATCCCCTTGATCCCCTCGAGCTGATGCCGCGTGTCCTCGGCGAGATTGTAGAGCTCGATCGTCGCCGTCTGCGGCTTGTTCTCGGTCGGAGAGAACGTCCGCGCGACCTCGAAGTGCATCCGGATCGCGTCACGCCCGCGGAGGTTGGCGATCGTGATCTCGCCGCCCTCGGCCAGTCTCACCACCAGCTCGGAGCATCGGATGTACTGCGTATCTCGGGCGAAGGACGGCATCACGCGTCGTCGGCGACCTCATACTCGTACCTCAGAACGTTGCCCTCTGACCAGCCGTCACGCCCGGGGTCGCGGTCGGCCTCGGTCCGGTCGCGCACGACAATCGCGCCCTGCGGGGCATAGGGTCTGATCACGTTCTCGAGGATGTCCTCGTCGCACAGCGCCGCGATGTCGCGGACGATCGGGCGGTTCGTCGGGTCGTAGACGGTGCACATCCAGAACTCCTCGCGCGTGTTCCATCGCCCCTCGACCACGAACTCGAGGTCGAGCATGCGCGCGCTGGTCCGGAAGCGCCCCTTGGTCGCCCTCTCCAGCCCCGGGATCAGTCGGCCGACGAACGCCATCAGGCCGCCGCCGCCGTCCAGGGGTTGATGACCGTGGGCCTCGGCTTCGCCTTCGACAGCGGCACCGACTCCTCGGGCCCGAGTTGCTGCCGGCCGAGGTTGTCGGTCCCGACCGTGCCGCCCATGCTGTCCTGCATGTCGACGGCGATCTGGTCGATGCTGCGCACCGAGCCCGTCTCGATCTGCAGGAACTTCATGGTGAACTGCAGCGCGAGGCCGAACCCGGCGTCCTCGTCGGCGAGCAGCTCGATCGGCAACACGAAATAGGTGTCGTAGCGGGTCGTGATCTCGAGGCGCTTGCGCGCCTTGACCAGCGCCTTCAACGTCTGCCAGCCCTCGACGTCGCGCTGACCCCTCACCCCCCGCAGCAGCGACAGCAGCGCCGGGCCGGTGTCGAACACGGCGAACCGCTTTTGATCATCGGGGGTGATGATCCCGACGATCTCGAGGCCCTGCGGCATCACGCGCACGTGGTCGCTGGAGCTGCCGCTGCGGATGATCATGACTTCCTACCGCTGCGAGGGTTTTGCAAATAGGCCGCGGTCTCGCGGTACTGCCCGTCGAGGGCGTCCGTCATCTCGCGCCCGGCGGCTCGACCGTATGCCTCCGGCGACGACGCGGCCTGCTGCGGCAGCGTGAACGGCCCGAAGGTGTTGGTGGGCTGAATGAAGATGTTGACGTTGTTCACGGTGGTCCCGAGGCCGGGCGCCTGCGTCGGCGACAGGATACCGCCGGCGTCGCGTCCGGAGGCGGCGAGCACCAGCTCGTCGGCCGACTTCGCCTTGTCGCCGGCGGCCTTCGCCTTGCCCCCGCCGCCCGAGCGCGGCGACTCGCCGAGCGTTTTCTCGAGCTCCTTGATCCTGTCGATCTGCGCCTTGTTCTTGCCCCGCTTGCCGCGCAGGTACTTCAGCTCCTCTCGGTCGCTGATCTCCTGCGACTCCTTCGCCGCCTTGAGCTCGGCCTCGGCCTGTTCCCGCAAGATCTGCTCGCCGCGCTGCCGACTCTCCTCGCCCTCGATCTTCTCGGCCGCCTTGATCGCCTCGTCTAGCGCCGCCTCGCGCTTGTCGAGCTCGCCCACGTCGAGCTTCCTCTCTTCGTTCAGGGCCATGATTTGCTTCGGCGTGAGACCGACGACGTTCTCGCGGACGAACCGATTGTCCTTCCGCTGCTTGTCGAGGTCGTTCTTCATCTGCCGCAGCTCCGAGCTCGACTTGCCTTCAAACCCCTTCTCGAAGTCGAGCGTGGACTTGAGGCGCTTGGCCGCGCGCTCGGTCGACTCGATCGACTTCTCGGCGGTCGTCATGGAGTTGTAGATTGCGGCGCCGGCGGTGACGGCGGCGCCGGCGAGCAGCCCCCACGGGCCGAGGGCCGCCATGGTGGCGAGCCGCATCGCCCCGAGGCCGAGGGTCACCGGCCCGATCGCCTTGTCGGCGCCGCCGAGGGCCTCGACGAGCGTCTGCACCGCGCCGACCGCCGTCTTGATGATCGGCGCGAGGGTCTTACCGGCTTCGATCAGGCCCTCGATAAACCCCTTCACGTTCTCGCGGATCAGATCCTTGTTCGCCTTGATCCAGTCCTGCAGCTCGCCCGCCAGCTCGGCGACGGTCGGCATCAGCGCGGCGCTGATGTCGTTCTTCAGGCCGTTTACGAGGATCTCGGTTTTCTTAAGCGTGTCGTCGAGCGCGGCGCCTTGCTCGACGAGATC